CGTCGCCGCCGTCAGGCCTCCGAAGACGCCTGCCATCCCCAGGCCCGCCCTCTTGGCCGCTGCGCCGGTCATCGTCATCCGCGCGCCGAGACGCTTCTGCGCCTTGTCGAGACGTGTCGTCTCGTCGCGGACCTTCTTGATCGCCTTCCGTGCCTCCTCCGAGCCGATCTTCGCCTTTCGCGCGTCAACTGCTACTGCGAGGGTTGGCATGCTTCTTTCGTTCCTGGTCCGCGTATTCGCGGCTGCGGTTCATCCGGTGACGATCAACGGAGTGGACGATCGCCCAGATGTCCTCGATCAACTCGGTGCAGCGCAGATTCCGCAACCTGCACCACGCTTCGACCTCCGATGGCTGGATCGGACTGGCCTCCATGCCCGTGATCCGACTGCCGTCGAGGTCGGCGAAGCAGGTCCAGAAGATCACGTCGCAGGCCGGAAGTTCCGGCTTGTTGCGTAGCGGGTTGGGCTTCCCCGCGCGCTCTAGGTCTTCCCATCGCTCCTCGTCTTTGCCGAAGTCGAGTTCCCAGTCGAGGAGCGCTTTGAGTTTCCCGCCGTCGCCTGGATCTCGTTCTCCCGGTAGATCGCGGCGTCCCCGCCGACGTCCATGACGAAGTCCATCAGGTCGCTGTAGGCCGGGTTCGTGAGGATCTCGACGCTGGTCTCCTTCGAGTAGGGGATCGCGTTCCCGTCTTCGTCTTCCAGCCCGCGCCAGTCGACCAGGACGCATTCCGCGACCGCGATCTTCACCAGCTGCTCCATGTCCTCGTCGAATCCCATCCGGACCTTCCGGCGATGCGGGCGGACCAGTTCCTGGAGCCGCTGCGCGTAGCGCGGGTTGCCGATCCGGGCGATCTTCAACTCCAGCGCAGGCTCGTCGCCCTGCGCTGGACAGAACTCGACCCACTGACCATCAGCGGCTCGTTCGGTGCTGGTTGCGATTCGATTCAGTCGCGCCATGTTTCTGTCCTTCCTTCGTGGTGTTACAGCGAGGTGCCGCGAGCGATCTGGATGGTCGTCCCGCTCACGCCGGTGTTGAAGTTCGTCTCCAAGTCGTTCCGGTAAGCCTGGAACTCTACCTCGGCGATGACGTCTTCGCTCTTGCCCGGAGTCGTTCGCGAGACGCTCGTGAACTGAACGCGCGGAAGGTCGAACACGTAGCCGTTGCCTGCCGCGTCCTTCACGAAGATGGCAAGGCTGCTCTGCGTGTCGTCGAGGCCCTTGTCGATCAGCGCGCTGTTCGTCCGAGTCGCCTCCGCGCCGTCCGCGTCGCTGTTGTAGTAGCAGCGGAAGCTGCCAGTCACGCCGATGTCGCCGCGACCCGGAGCCGACGACGGTCCGATGTTCCCGATCGTCTTCCGCTGTCGCAGGTTCGGCGTGATCGACAGCGAGAAGTCGAGCAGCTGGAACGGGTTCTCCTCCCACTCGTGCGCGCTGCCGTGCGTCGCCCCGGAGATGCTGCCGATCAGCGTGTCGCCTTCCCAGAACTGCACGACGTCCGCCGCCGCCATCGGCGAGTTCGTGGTCTGAGCGTTGTCGCCGCCGCCGCTGGACGTCGACGTCTCGCTGGTCGGCTTCTTGCCTTCGAGGCTGAAGCTGTAGGTGATGATCCCCGTCGTCGGGACGGTCATCTCCAGCGAGTTCACGCTCATGCCCGTGTAGAGGTGGAACTCGTCGCTGCTGGCGTCGCCCGTATCCTCGCGCTCGAACGTGAACGTCTTGACGGTCTTCCCGTTGCAGATGTGCGCCAGCGGCGTGACCGTGACGGATTCGCCCGCCGCCTCGTCCGATGCCGTGTTCCCTCGAAGGTGAAGCTGCGCCGACGTCGCGTTGACGACCTTGAAGATCTGGTTGTTCGCCGTGTTCGAGAAGCCGCTGACCTTGACCCACATCCCCTCGGTGATGCTGCCGAAGCCGCTGCCGCTGTCGGCGAGGATCGTCGGGACCGTTGGCGTCGCGGCGGTCATGCTGATCCCGGTCCCGGTGACGGCGCTGACCGTGTTCCAGTCCTCGCTGACCATCGCGCTCTGCGCGAGTTCGTCGAACACGTTCGCGTCGTAGCACAGTTCGCCGTTCACCGTGCCGCCGCCCATCGCGTCGGTTCGGATCATGTCAGTGATCTGGCCGTCGCTTCGGATCGCCGCGCTCTCGGTGTATTCGAGGTTCGGAGTCAGATCCTCGGAGGTCATGCGGACCTCGCTCATCGCTCCACCAGGAGCCGTCCCGTAGGTCGCCTCCTCCTTCATCAGCATCTTGATGCCGCTAGTCACGCTCATGTCAAAACCTCTTCGATTCGAAAACGGATGTTAGCGTTCGTCTGAAACCATTGACCGCGACGTCCGATGCTTACGAGGTAGGGAGTCTCGTAGACCACGCCGCTGTCGATCACCGACCGAAAGCGCGCCGCGATGTTGTCTGCCAGCCGCAGCGTCTTCTGATCGCCGCGCCCGAGAGGCGTCAGGATCATCGCCGTCGCGATGCCGACCGTCCTCGCCCAGCTGTTGACGCCTGCTCCGACGACGTCCGTCTCGCCGGTCTGGATGCTGAAGTGAATCCACTGCTGGTCGATCGGCGGCTTCGTCGGCGCGTTGTCGTAGACGACCGTCGTCGGGCTGACCGCGCCGTCCTGACCGAACAGGCTGTCGAACCGAGACCGGACTGCGTTGAACGCCGCCTCCCGGTCAAGCAGCGACCAGCTGCCGGTGTTGGCCTCGCGGACTTGTCGGTCGTCCTGGTAGAACGGCGTCGACGCTACGACCTCGTAGAACTGGTCGCCGCGCTCGAATCCGCCGATCGACGTCGCGCCGTAGACCACGCCGCCATCGATCGCCCTGTCGAACGCCGCCCGAATCGCATCGCAGATCCGCAGGCTGGCCGCGTCGCCCAGGCCGAGCGGACGGTAGACCGTCGCCCGCAGGATGCCGCGCTTGCGGAACGTCTGCCGCCGCCCGCTGCCGACCATGAGCGTGTCCTCGTCCAGGACGTCGCAGCCGACCCAGGTCTGGTCCGCAGGCGGTGCCTCGCGCTCGTTGTCGTAGACGACCGTCGTCGCGTGACCGGCGTCGACGATGTCTGCCTGGAACTTCGCCCGCACCGTATTGTGCATGGCTTCGTAGAGGCCCGGCAGCGGCGTCCCCAGGTCCGGGTCGCCGACCACGTAGCCATCCTCGGCGCTGGCCGTCGCCAGGACCGCCGGGCTGGCCAGATGGCTGAGGAAGAAGCCGTCCTCGGCGCTGGCGGTCCCCAGGACCGCCTGTGTGACCGTCCTGGCGACGATCGCCGACGAGGACGCCGTCCCGGTCGCCAGGACGGCCTCGCGCGCCACAGCGGACACCACGGACGCCGCCGAGGACGTCGCGGCGACCGCCTGCGTCTGCGCGACGCCCAGGCCTTCGACCGCGCTCGCCGTCGCCGCGACCGCTTGCGTCTGGGTGTGGCTGACGAACGCGACGCTGGCCGCGCTGGCCGTCGCCGCGACCGCCTGCGTCTGCGTCTGGCTGATCGCCGGGCTCGCGGCGCTGGCCGTCGCGGCGAGCGCGAGCGTCAGGTAGACGCCGACCGGGTTCAGGCCGGGACCGTCGTCCGATCCCGTGACCGCCGCCGTCGCGAAGACAGCCTGCGTCTCGGTCGCGCTCGTGACCGCCGACGCCTGCATCGCGCCGAAGGACAGCGCCCGCTGGTGTGCTCCTACGTCGCGCCCGCTCACGTTCCTGGGATCTCGTGGCGTGCTCCATCACGCACAAGGGCACCGCCGCCCGCCGTGTTGTTCAGCGAGTAGTCGTCGTTCGCGGCGTCGGTGAACGGGTCAGCGGTCAGCGTGATGTCGTTCGCGCCCGCTGGGTGACCGTCGATCGCGCCGCTGGTGTTGTTGTAGAAGGCGTTGTAGTCGACGTCGTTCGCCGTGTTCGTGATCGACGTGTTCGCGAGGTCGAGGCCGTAGGTGCCGTTCCCTGCGAGCAGGTTGTTCACGATGTAGAAGCCGAACTTCGGCTGCGTGCTTGTCGAGGTGTTCGTCCCGACGACGTGAACCCCAGCGCCTCCGCAGTCCGCGATCGTGTTGTTCTTGATGAACCAGTAGGCCGTCTGCGAGACCACGGTGCCGACGTCGATCGTGATGCCGTCTCCCGCTGCCTCGGTGATCAGCGAGTTCGTCACGACGCAGTTGTTGACGGCTCCCTCGATGACCATGCTCGCACCTCCGACGCCTTCGCAATCGAAATGGCAGTTGTCGACGATGATCATCTGCGTGTTGTTGGTCCGGATGACCTCCTCGCACTGCTTCGGCTGCACGTAGCAATCGAAGAGACGCAGCACGCCGTTGTTGATGTAGAGGAAGCCTCGCGTGAGGCCGATCCCGGACCCGGTGTGGACGATCTCGCAGCCCGTCATCGTGATCGCGCCGACGCCCAGGTCGACCGCGCCGTTAGCGTTCGTGATCGCCGCCTCCAGGCGGATGCCCTCGATGTGGATCGAGACCCAGTCCTGGATCCGGATGATCCGCGTGTAGGTCGTCGTGACGGAGATGGTCGGCATCGTGCTCGCGCTTGCGGATGCACGCATGACGAAGTGCGGATCGCCCTGGGCTCCAGCGGTCGACTCGTTGTTGCAGAGGAACAGGCCGAAGTTCCCGCCCGAGAACGAGCCGTCGAGTTCGACCGTCCAGCCGCGCCCCCATGCAGCAGCGTCAGTGCTTTGGAGCGCGGACTGCTCTGCGATCAGCGACTGCCGAGTTCCGTTGATGTGCCAGTAAGCGCCCGAGAAGTTCGCCGTGATCGCAGCATCGACGGTGATCGCCGTGCAGGTCGACAGCCCGCCCGTGAACGCCGTGATGCGGAAGAGGTGGATGCCTCCCGCCGTCGTCTCGCACCAGATGTAGTCGCTGCCGTCGTCCGCGCAGCCCGAGCAGTCGACGCTCGTGCTGAAGGTGATCGTCGTGCCGCTCGCCGATCCGCTCGCCGTCGCGCCGCTGTCGACGCTGTTCGCGTCGCCGTCAGACGGAACCGTGTCGGACCCCGTCGCGCTGTTGTACTTGACGAGCGGGTAGGCCATCAGATGCCGACGCGCAGTTCGCAGTTCTGGAGCGTGAGCGTGCCACCATCCGTCGCCGTGACCGTGCCGCCGAAGTCGTAGATCGCCCAGACGTAGTCGGTCCCGCCGTCCGTCATGACGAGGACCGCGCCCGTCGCCGAGATGCTGCCGCCGCTCGCCGTCCAGGAGATGTCGGCGAGTTGCAGATACTGCCAGCCGTCGCCGCTGCTGTCCGCGAGGACGTCGAAGCCCGACGAGTCCAGCGTGACCGTCGTCGGCGAGTAGCCGTTCCCGCTAGCGAGCGCGTTGACGCCCGTGACTAGCTCGGTGTCGGCGTCCGCGCCCGTCATGTTCGACAGTAGCTGGACCTTGCAAGCGGTCGGTCCCGTCGCGCCTCGGAAGGTGATGTCGAGCATCCGATTGATGCCGTAGTCGGTCCAGGTGTTCGCCATGTCGTTCTCTTAGGTAAGACTGCTCGCCGCCTCGCGTCCGCCTGGGCGGACAGAAGAACCCCTGCGTCTCGAAGCGGCGAGCAGCAGAATCACGGGATGATTGCTCCGGACGCCAGGATCTCGCGCAGCGTGACCGCGACCATCCCCTGGGGGGCCTGGACGCTGTAGCCGTTCTGCACGAGCGTCTTCCCCTTCCGCGCCTTGCGACCCGCAGCGGATGCGCTGCCGCCGGTCTTACTAGGTCCTGGGTTGGGTGGCACGAACGCGCCCTCCTCCAGGATCCGGATGTAGTCGACGTTGTTGCTCATCCAGATGACCTGGAATGGCTGGCTGCCTGCGATGACCGAGTTGCCTGCCGCGATCGCTTCGCCGCCGGACGGGTCCTTCGCGTCGTTCTGCTTGTCCGACGGCGAGTTCAGCGTGACCTGCCAGCCGCCGCGCGCCCGCCCGGTGTCGACTGGAGTCCGCTTCACGACGCGCCGCAGGATCTCGAAGGCGAAGTACTTCTGGACCTGCTCGACGTGGCCAGGGACCGCCGTGAGCGCCCAGTCCGACAGGGCCTTGTTGAACTCGCGCGCGGTCTGCCTTCCCTGTCTGATCCGCCGCGCCCGCGCGATGCGCGGCGGAAGAACGGGGCCGAAGACCTCTGCCATCAGGCGACCCTCAAGATCACTTTGTAGGCGCAGATGCTGTCGCCGCTGTGGATGGCCTCGACCCGCGTAGTCGTGTAGGTCTTCCCACTAAACGCGACGCGCGTCCCCAGCGCGGGCGTGAATGAAAGACCAGAAGCTGCCCAGAGTCCCTCGCTGTCTCCGTCCTCCGCGAGACCCCTCTCCAGGTAGACCGAACTGACGGGCTTGAGACCGAGCAGCTTCTGGTTCGTGTGCGTAGACGTCGACCGCGACGCGCTGCCGGTCGTCGGGCTGTAGGTCAGCGACTCAGTCGTGACCGTGACGCTCTTGCCCAGATCGTCCGCCATCCGCAGAACGGCAGGCAGCAGCTTGTCGTCGAGCTTGGTCACGTAAGGCGGACCTTCCCCGCGCTGTGGATCAGCGGACCCAGCATGTCCTCGACGAGCTTGTATCGCTTCTGCTGCGACGCGCCCGCGTATTCGGTCTCGGTCTCGACGACGTCCGCCTTCAGCCGCTCCATCATGATCGAGCCGGGCTGGTCCTGGTCGGGCGTCAGGCGGCTGGTGTCATGACCGGTGCTGTCGTCGATGAAGCGCAGCGCCAGTTCGCAGGTCGCGTTCTTCACCAGCGCCGGGACCTCGGTCGACTCCACGGCGTAGTTGTCGTGCGTGACGACGCCGACGCGAGGCCACTGAAGCGCCTGCGTCCCCAGCTTCCGCGATCCCTTGAACCGCATGCAGAACATCGAGTCGATCGTCCGCGTCGCGTTCCGGAGAGCGATCTCCTGCGCGGACGCGCTGGCGCTGGTGAACGAGTTCGAGGACCCGCTCGCCGCATACTTGTCGAGATACGTGACCGCGTCCGCCTCGCTGATGTAGGAGTCAGCGGTGCTGCTGCCGGTTCCGGTCTCGACGATCAGCGCCATGGAGTCATTCCGGGATCACGCCCGCGATCAGCAGGCGCTGGATGAGGCTGCTCTTCGTGTCCGCCGCCGTGTGGCTGACGGCGTGATCGACGCACAGCTTCCGCAGTTCGTGCTTCGGCATCCCCGCGAGATACGCCTCGATGCTGTCCGTCGTGATGTTGACCGTCGACTTGGCCTCGTCATCGGGCGCGTGCAGACTCAGGACGCCGTACGCGATGCCTTCCTTCGCGTCGATCGGCGAGCGCTTGATCCACTTCGACTCCGGCTTCGACCAGACGGTCACCAGACCGTTGTCGTCGAGGCTCGTCTGGGGGATGTCGATCTCTTCCAGGTTCATGTCGTTCTGTCCTTCGGGTTGGTTGGCGCGGCTGGCGACGTCGCCGCCAGCCGCAAGTCGATCAGTTGCCCATCGTCCGCTGCTGCGTCAGGAACGCGCTGAACGTGATGCTCGGCGACGTCCCGGCGAGCGTCGCCTTCAGGCGAACGTATCGGTAGGCGGTGCCTCCGAAGTCGTTCGTGAAGGGGACGTAGTAGACCGACGCAGGCGTGTCGGTGCCGGTGTCCGCCGGAGTCGCGCCGGTCACCGAAGCGTCGCCCAGGTGGATCATCGCGAGGACGACGTTGTCAGCCGCAGTCGCGAATCCCGAGGTGTTCGAGCCTTGGAGTTCGACCTTGTAGCTCTCGTTCCCGCTCGCGACGTCGATCGCCGTGACCTGAAGGACCATCGCGCCGAGCATGACGCTGTCGGCTCCGAGGTCGATCTCGGCGGTGCTGCCGACGCCCGTAGCGGTGATCGCGCCCGCGCCGTCTTCAAGCTCCAGCGCGGTGTCGATCGGGAAGGTTCTGGTGAGTCCTGCCATGTTCTTTCTCCTTAGACGACGATCGCCGCGTCATCGATGTCAGCGAGACGCGCCGCAGCGCGCGGGTGCATAAGGGCGATACCCGAGAGCCATTCGACGCGGGTCCGCATCACCGGCTTCGAGTCCTGTTGGCCGAGGTCCATGACCTCGATGCCGCCG